TAAATTTTATACTAATTTATAAATGTTCTTGTTTATCACCAATTATTTTATTCTAATTCTCCTGGTTCATAATCATATGGTTTTTGAATAGTTGGAGTTAATGTTTTAAGTTTTTCGTCTGGCTTTTTTGTGTTTTTAAACATATCTCCAGGACCTTTTTTTACTGAACTTGATTTTTGGTTAACAGGAAGATCACCTAAAATATCTTTTCCTTGGAAAGCAGAATCAATTTTCTTATTGAGTTTAACTCCCTTAACATTTTTATTAACTACTATATTTGCTAATTGAAGAAGATTCTTATACAAATTCTTTAATTGAACTTTATCACTACTGTTAACATCAATTGATTTTACTAATAAACCAATGTCAACTAATTTTGATAAAAAGAATTTTACTCTAGTTAATTCTTCCACACTTAAACTAGAACTGTTATCTATTTTTTCTTCTGATATAGCAGAAGCTGACCCGCCTGGTGATTGTGGTTTTCTCACACCAAACATTTGTCTTAATTCAAATGTTGCACCAATAATAGAAGGCATTACAGCAGAGATTTGTTTTGCTAAATCACTATATTCTTTAATATCTTCATTTACTTGTTGTAGTAAAGTGGATGGATCACCAATTTGTTTTCTAAAATTAGCAGAATTAGTGTTCAATACATTGTTAATTGATTTTAAGAATACTCTTAATTTCAACATAGGAGATCGGTCATTAAGTTGACCAGATGGTTTTGCATCAACAATATTTTGAATTCTTACCGCTAAATCACCAGCAAACAATTGATTTTGTTTGATTCCATTAATGTGTTTTACCAAAGAAGGTTTAACTTGACCTTGTGGTTGTTGGACAGGCTGACCTGGAGTTGGTTGTTGAGGAGCTGCAGTTGGAGTAACATTTTGATTTAAATAATCAAGAACATTTTTGAATCTATCTCCTTGACTTTGCATAAATGCAACAACCCCATCTTTTGGTTTATTAAACATTTTGCCTAGATCTGTCAAAAATTCATCATATGCTTGTTGTTGTTGTGCATTTAATGATTCATCAATTGTTTCTTCATAACCTTCGTTCCATTTTTCTTCAATGTTTTCATTTAATGATTTTTTTAAAGTATAAGTATTATTATATGATTTGACGAACATACTTTCTTTATTTTCTCTAAATAAAGCTTTTGGTCTACCCAAAGTATCCTTTGGACCAGTATATCCTCTTGACTTATAATATTGTGCTTGTTGATCTGCATCATATGCAACTCTAGCTGCTCTAGTACCTGGTTCTACATATTTTGGTGATGCTGAACTTGGAGTAGGAGTAGGAGTTGTAGATTGTGATGGAGTTGGAGTTTGTGATGGAGTTGGAGTTTGTGATGGAGTTGGGTCTGCACGAATTGGTTCTGGACCAATAGGTTCCATATCATCTGGAGTTCTTGATGGGGTTGGTGGGGTTGGTGGGGTTGGAACGGATTTTTGTTTTGTAACTTGAAATGCGTTTGGACTAACTTCACCTGCTTGATCAATATATGATGATATAGCATTTACTGTTGCTGCGCCTGCACCAGCAAGAGCAGCACCAGCTACACCTTGAGTTAAACCAGACATTACTGCATCGCCTGTACCACGACCTTGAATCTTTGCTAGAACAGCATTACCAATACCGTTTACTGCGGCACCAGCAGCTTTTATTGCAAGAGGATTTCCTAAAGTATAAGAAGCAGCAACCATACCTGCACCAAATGATGCAGCAGCTAATAAAAATTTAATTTTACCAGGATTTTCTCTTATACCTTGAATTATCTTGTCTTTAAGAGACTTTGGAACTCCTGGAGTTCTTATTACAATGTCTTCTGCTGTTTTTTGATCAGGAGGCGGAGTTTTATCTTGATTTGCTTTTCTATCAAGATATTCTATCTCATCTTTAAGTTTATCTTTCAATCCTTCTACACCAGGACCTACACCTGGCGATCCTTGACCAGAAAATTGTTTAGCTTTTTCAAACTTTTGTTTAAAACCTTTTAATAAAGAATCAACGCCAGCATCTTTGCTATCGGCAGTTTGTGTACCAAAACCAGATAGATTCTTTATTCCTTGACCTGTACGAACTACGCCAGCTTTAACACGATCAAAAAATCCTTCATCAACACTTTCAAGTAATACTTTATCTTGTTGAATATAGATGCTAGTATTTACACCCATATCATAACATTCTTTCATGAATGTTTTGATGCCGGAATCTAGACTGTGATATTCTTTTGATTCAAATAAAATATCATATTGTAAGTCTGATTTGAGTTTAATATTTTCAATTAGAATATCATTCATATTATTTAATTTCTCCTAAAATGTCTCTTATTAAATTTTCTACATTTTCCCATTTGTTTGTTAATGGGTTTTTTACAACTCCTTCTTGTAAAGATTGTTCTCCAGATGGAAACATAAACGCACCTTTGGTTGATGGATTGCTAACAAAGTCAAATGCAATCAATTCAAAATCATCTTGAACTTCATCGGTACCTTCATGTACATTCTTTTTAACACTTCCCATTCCTCTGGAACTAATACCCAACTTAATACCACAGTTGAGTAATTCTTTTAAAATATTGCCACTTGGTGTAGTTAAAATTTCTACTTCGCCCATTAAATCATTACCATTCCAATACATTCTTTTTACATTGTGACTTACATTCTTTAAGTTCACAACGCTACTGTCTGGGTGATCTAATTCGCCTAGTGCTCTTCTTTCTCTGATGAAATTTTCATCATATTTTTGAGCTTCTCTTTGTAAAATTTCTTTGCCGTATACTCTACCGTTTTGATTTTTTGCTTCGGCTCTTTGTAGAACACCTTGTACAACCAATGGTCCACCTTTAGACATTGCTTCTTTAAGTACAGATTTATCTACATCAAATGTTATACAATCTACTAATAGTTTTTTATTCATATATATTATACTCCTTTTGTTGCAGTGTTTGTTGGTACAACAGGAGCAACTGGTGTTGCTGGAGCTTGTTGTTGTTTCTTCTTTGCAGAAGGTGTAACAACTGCATTACCTAAAATTTTGATTTGGTATGGTGCTTTAACAAAGTATTCACTTTCTTTTTGTTTACCTTGTTCTCTACCTTTGACTACTATTACATATTTTTCATAGTAAAAATCAATACTTACACCAGAAACATTCACTATATAATCTTTTTCTGGTTGACCATATCCTTTTGATGCTCTTAATTGGACTTGTTTGTTTCCAATTTTGCTCATTATTTTGTTTTGAAAAGTTCCTTTGTTTTGTAAAGTAGATTGTGATACTCTAGTTTCAAAATCACTTAAATCAGATTTAGCATCATATAAATTTGGATCTTCTTGTCCTTGTTGTGTTTGTTGTGCGTTTGGATCTTGTTGTGGAACAGCTCCTGGTTCGGCAGCTTCATTTACTGGTTTTGCAAGAGTATATCCAAGAGCAGTAGCTACATCTGGTCTACCCTTTTTATTTTTAGAAACCCAAGTAGGAACTCTTGGTACACCGGCAGAACCTTCTCCACTACCTGCAGCAGCAGAAGTAGTAATTTCGTCCATTACTTGTTTAATTAATTCTTTGATTTTTTGTTTCAAAGATTCATCTGACTTAATAATTTCTTTGGCTTCGTTCATATTAAATTTGATTTTTGATTTCCTTTATCAATTCATATGATAACAATAGAACCATTACTTGATTGTCTTTAACGAGATTAAATTTTTTAACATTATCAAGTTGTTTTACAGTTTCATTAATTTTGATCTTAATGACATCATCAGAAATTTTATTGGTTAATTCAGCCAATTGTTTCTTAACATTAGTTACTTCACTGTCAATTAATGTTTTCAATGAATTTGTATTGCTTATACTATTAATATATTCTTTTAATAAATTCTTTTGGTTTGAATCCAAATCTTTATACTTTTCATTTAGAGATTCGACCAATATTTTATAACTCAAAAGACGAACTTCTTCGTTTTGTTGTTTATAAACATTAATCATTTCATCTTCGGTTTCTTTATTAACTTTTTTAATGCCACATAAATTTTCAACAATACAAGTTCTGGATGTAACAATTTCTTTTACATCAAACTTAGAATTTTTATCACCGTGATTTTCAAAAATTTTATATATTGAAGCTAAGACTTTATAATTCTTAATACTAGACTTAAATAAATCATTAATTGGATAAACATCTTTGATTTCTTTGATTAAATTATATTTTTCAGATGTTAATGACTTTTGATTTAGTTTGTCTCTTTGTTTTAAAACAATTTCAATATACTTTTCAGCTTGTGTTTCGTCTTTTGCAACTTCATTAACTAAAAAGTTATACAATTGTAACTCTTTGCCTAATTCTTTACTTTCAGAAAAGTATTTAAATAGAATATTCTTGGCAAAAGATTCGTCTTTTCCAGACAAAATATCTGATGTCACTTGTCGAGTGAGCAATTCAAACAATATTCCTGTGTTTCTAAACTTTGAATGCTTAGCTTTGTGCATATAATTTAATCTTCGTTATTTTATAAATATAGTAAATTTATAGTAAAAATCATTTTTAATATACTATTTACATGGATTATTCAATAATATTTTTTTCGTCTAACATCGATAGACTTTTTGTTTCATTTAAAAGTTCTGTTTTGATTTGAGAAGTAGTTTTTAAAAAGTCATTTAAACCCTCTAAACTCAATGGAGATTTGGTTTTGGAACCTTGTCTTAATGGATCAGTTTGAGATTGCGATACATTTTCTTTGCTTCCTAATGGATCATATCCAAACGCAATATCTTTTCTCTTTTTGTGAGATCCTTTTTGTGATGGTCTTTTATATGACCTAAGAGATTTTTCTGTTAATGCAGGAGCTTCACCACCACCAGTTTCACCTCCTGTTGTTTCACCTCCTGTTTCCGTTCCGGCCTCTGCACCACCTGTTTCAGTTCCACCAGCTTCACCTCCACCAGCTTCTGCACCAGTTTCACCTCCACCAGTGCCGCCTTCACCACCTTCTTCTGGTTTAATTTTATTGAATGGTTTAGCAGGATCAATACCTTCATCTTCAATTTGTTTGAATCTGTAAGATTGTTTAGCATCTTCAACCAAATCATTCTTTTGAATATCTACATCTTCTTCAGAAATCTTAAATACATTTTCATATATCCATTTCTTACTAAATAACTTAGTTTCCATCATGTCTTTGGAAAGATTTACTTTGTCTTGCCAAATAGCAATCTTTTCTTTTTCAAAAATTACTGACGGATTAGTTAATTCTAATGTAAAATCAACCAATGATGCATCTTTATACCCTTGAGCATACAAATGTACCATTGCAATTTTGTTTAATTCACTGATCAAAATTCTTTGTACTCTGTTTACTGTCTTTGCAAATCTTACATCTTCACTTGCAAGTGTTGCCTTACCACTCAAATCTTCTTCATAACCCAAAAATGCCTTTGGTATCTTTAATGCAGCCAACATTTTGTTACGAAGATATTCAATATCATCAATACCATTAAATTCCATACCACTCAATGGTTCAATACTAGTACCACTATCACTACCACGAACTGGTAGATAAAAGTCTTCTACCATGTTTTGTAGATTAAAACGAAGATTATAATCACCTGTTCTTTCATCAATGTATGGAACCTTTTTCATCTTGTCCATCAACTTTTGCATATATTGATCCACTTCAGATGGTGGAATATTACCTACATCAACCTTAAATATTCTCTTTTCTGGAGCACGCATTACACGGTGAATTAACATTGCATCTTCCATCAAAGATAATTGTTTCCAAACTCTTCTACCACCTTCAATAATACTTTTACCATATGGAATAAAATTACTATCACTCAACATTCTAAAATGAGCAACTTGATAGTTTTCTAATTCTTCTAATCTACCACCTTCTGGTAAATTAATTTGAAATTTTACATAGTTCTTATTTGTTAAATCACTATTTTCTACACGGGTAACATTGTATGCACTAATAGGTTCTACCATGTAGACACCATATTCTGGACTAATATACATTTTCAAATAGAAATCACCATACTTTACAAGATTTCTAGTCCAACTCCACATGTTAAATTCAATATTAAGAATATCATAGAACAAATTATAAAGAATTTGTTTGATGTTATCATTACTTGAATGAATTATTAATATTTCCCCCAATTCATTCTTAGTTACACATTCATCTGCGTAAATGTCCAATGCAGATGCAATGATTGGGTCCATATCCATTGTATCATAATCACGGAATAGTTCAATACGAGCAGCTTGATAACTTAAAGTGAAATCTCTGCTGTATTGATTATATGAAGATGTTCTAATTCTATTAAAACGATCTCTAAGCGTATTACGGTCAGTAGCATACATTACTTCATCTGTATCTACTACCTTTAATTTCTTACCACCTACATTACGAATTACCGCATCAGTGGAAAAAAGTCTCTTTAATTTAGAATATAAAGATCTTTGTTTTAATATTTGAAATTCTTCGTTTGCCATAGTTTTATATATATAAATATGTTACAATAACCAAGTTAGGTTTTCTTTTTTATCTGTTATTTTTCCTGTTGTCATTTGCCATGCTTCTTGGCTACTAATAGTTTGTGCTTTATAAATGTTTTGAGTTCCGCCTATTCTTGTAATTCCACCTAACATTGATCTATTTAGATCCATACTTTGTTGTCTTAACTTCAATGCTGTATCTCTTACCCACAATCCAATACTCATTGCCATTACTAAGTCGTCATTATAACCTTTCATTGCAGCTACTTTATTACCGTCCCAAATAAACACCGATAATTCATCCAAAAATCTAATAGATCTTACTTCTACCGATCTTTCTCTAAAATATGTTTCCAATTTTGAAATCAACAATGGTCTGGTTTTCTGACTATTAGTAAAACCAGGAATCATTTTCTTTTCATCTCTATTGATCTTATTAGTCAATTGTCTTTCTACATCTACATATTGTAGGTCTGCACTACTATAGAAGGTATTTGGATATTGTCTATCTATTATTTGTTGTAAAACAGCCCAACCAACATTCGCATTTTCTACAATCAATAAAGCATTGTTATAATCAGTCGCAACACTAACCAACATATTGCCATAATCTTTAGTACCAATCTGTCCTTTATATTCTGCTACTTGAGTCAATGATTCTACATCAATAACTTGAAATGCACTATAATCTGCACCATCACCTCTTGCAACGTCAGCACTAACTATATAGTTTCTACTATAATCTGGATATTCCCAAATCCAATAACCATGATCCAATCCTCTCATTTCAATTGGATCTTTTACCTTGCTTTGTTTATAAAAATCAATTGTGGCAACATCAACAATACCATTACCAGTAGTTGCAAAGTCACAATCACATTCTTGTGCTGCACCTTTTACACCTGATAGTTCGGTTTGTTTATCTCTCCAAGCTTGATCTCTTTCTGGATGTAAATGCCATGGAAGTCTAATTGTATTAAATTTATTTTCTTTGGCTTCTGCCTTTACCCAAGTTTGATGAAAGAAATTACCAACACCATTTGGTGTACTTAACATGATTGCTCTACCACCAGTACTTAATGTATATTGAGCGGACAACCAAATTTCTTCAATGTTATCAATGAATGCAGCTTCGTCAATAATCAACAATGACAATGCAGAAGAACGACCTGATGTACCGGCAGATGAAACGGCTTTAATTTGTGAACCATTTGTCAATCTTAAACTTAATCTGTTGTCTTCTTGTTCTTTTACTTTTAACCAAGAAGGAAGATTGTCATTCGCAAATCTTACACGGGTTACAATTTCTTTAGATGTT